CGCCGCTGGCGCCTCTTCGGCCCCCGGCGAAGCCGGGGTGCGAGCGGGAGAGTCTGCGGCGCCAGCACCAGCAGAGGCCACTTCGGCACTCGACCAAGGTGCTGACTTCAACGAGGACGACACCCCGAAGGAGCCCGCCGCGGCCGCGGCGGAAGCACTCACAGTCGAGGCGCTGGAACTCGGCGAGGACCACGGCTACGATCCAGAAACTCTCAACGAGTTCCTCGGCTTTATGAACGACCCGGAGCTTGACTCGGCCGGGCGGGCAAAGGCCATGTTGGGGCTCGCCGACAAACTCCTGGTGAACACATTCACTCAGGTGCAAGCGCAGGCGGTCGAGCAGTGGACCTCTACGCAGAACGAATGGCGTGGTAAAATCCGTCAGCTCAAAGGCTTTGGGGACAACACCCCCCAGCGCCTTGGGGAGATCAAGAGGGGGCTTATGGCTGCTGGTGCAGATAAGGAAACCTTTGCGGCTCTCAACGTCACCGGCGCTGGCAACCATCCGGCCATCGTCAAACTGCTGGACAAACTTGCAAAACCGTTCCTCGAGAAATCCGTACCTTCGGGCGGCACAGTCCGCGAAGGCAAGTCTCTCGAGGACAAGTTCAGCAAGCTGTTCCCCTCAACCCAAAGTAAGGACTGACAAATGAGTTTTCTCCCGAGCCCCAGCACGAACCCAACGTTGCTGGACTGGACCCAATCCTTCAACGAGGACGGGACCGCACACATCATCGCCGAAGTGTTGAACGAGACGAATGAGATTCTCGACGATATGACGTTCATCGAGGGCAACCTCGTGACCGGCCATCGTTTCTCGATCCGCACCGGCATCCCCGAACCGACCTGGCGCCGGTTCTACCAAGGCGTCCAGCCCACCAAAGCGACTTCCGCTACCGTCCAAGTCTCGGCCGGTATGATGGAAGACTACTCCGAGGTGGACAAGGCGCTGGCCGACTTGAACGGCAACACCGCCACATTCCGCATGTCGCAGGACAGGGCAAAACTGGAGGGCTTCAACCGCAAGATGTCGCGGTATATGTTCTCCGGTAACGAGGCGCTCGAGCCGGAAACGATGACCGGCTTCAACACGCACTTCAACGACATGAGCGCCGGTAACGGGGAGAATATCATCGACGGCGGCGGGACCGGCTCCGACAACGGTTCGATCTGGCTGATAGGCTGGAGCCCTGCCACTGTGTACGGCATCTTCCCGAAGGGATCGCAGGCAGGACTGCAATCCCGTGACCTTGGTGAGGTGACGGCTACCGCCCCAGTATCCGAGGGCTCCTCTGAACAAGGCTACTACCAGGCTTACCGTAACCACTATCGCTGGGACGCGGGCCTGTGCATCGAGGACTGGCGCTACGTTGTTCGCATCGCTAACATCGACCGCAGCGCCCTGACCAACGACGCGGCCACCGGCGCGGACCTGCCCGAGCTGCTGGACGAAGCGATGGAACTCGTTCCGAGCCTTACCGGCAGCGTTCGCTTCGCCTGGTACATGGATCGGGAAATGAAGAAGTTCCTAAAGCGCCAGACCAAAGCGAAGGTCATCCACTCCACCCTTTCGACCGAGATGGTCGAGGGCCGCCCCATCACTTCGTGGGGCTCCATTCCCATCCGCCGCGTCGATCAGCTTGCTGTCGACGAAGCTGCCGTCTCGTAAGGAGGGACACACATGCTACTGGACCAACTGAGCACCTTCGCGGAGGAAGTCTCCCTCGTCGGTGCGACGGGCACGGCCAAGATCGGCACGGCCCTCGACATCGTGAACCCCCGGAATATCGGCTGGGGCAGTTCGGCGAACCTGGAAATCCGCGTCGGAAAGACCGCCGTGGACTCCGCTGCGGACGGCGCAACCCTGGGCTTCCAGGTTGTGACCGCCGACAACGAGGCCCTTACGACGAACGTCGTGGTGCTGCAGACCATCGCAGCAATTCCGCAAGCCTCGCTTGAGGCCGGGGCGCTGATCCACGTCGGGCAAGTTCCGCTCAACTCGGAAGCCAAGCGCTGGATCGGTCTCCGTTCGGTGCGCGGCGGGGAGGCCATCACGGCCGGCACCCTGAACGCCCACTTCACCGTAACCCCGCGCGGCTGGTATGGGCACACTGCCGCTACCGGCGCGTCGGCCCAGTAAGGAGGCTGAACTATGGCTGATGCCAAAACGCAAACCTCCTTGCAGAAGGTCGCCACGGCTACTCGCAAGGCGGAAGACGAGCGGGAGGTGCGCAACCCCAAGCGCATCGCCATCGTCAATGGGGGCGATCGTTCCAACATGGTAGAGGTGCGGCTGACTCGCCGCTTCCAAGACCTCGTGCAACTGCATGAAGTCGGAACGCTCCTGACCATCCCGAAGGACCTGGCCCCCAAGTCGGCCAAGCCGGTCGGCGAGAAGAAGGGTGAGCCTGCGCCGGCGAAAGAGCCCGAAAAGGCCCCGGCGAAGTCGGTATAAGAACAGGAAGGGGTTCCGGCGGGTGCCCCTTTCTTCACTCGGTCAGGAGGTTACGATGAGTCAAGACCTGGTTTCGCTATTTAACATGGCGCTGGCGCATGTGGGAGACAAAGCCTACGGTGTGTCGGACCCGGAAGATCAGTCGCCGCAGGCAAAATTGTGCCGGCTGTTCTATGATTCATCGCGAAGAGCTGTCCTTCGGGCAGGCTTCTGGCCGAGTGCCTCTCGTACTAAGCGTCTTTCGCTCGCAGCGGAACGCGAAGAAAACCCTTCGGACGACTGGGTTGAGGCTGACCCGGAGCCCGGATTTCTCTACGCTTATAACTCCCCCGCAGATATGCTACGCCCCCGGCACCTGATCGGGTACGCTCGCTTTTCGTTCGACAACGGAAGGCTCAACACGAACCAGCGTCATGCAGTCCTCCGTTACACTCAGGACGTGACGAACGTCGCTGCGTGGGAGAGTGGCCTGTACGATTGCGTCGGCTATGTGATGGCCGCAAAAATCACCATGCAACGAAGCGGCAAGCGGCAGGACGCGGACTACCTTCTCGGCCTCGCTCGCGAGCAACTTATGGTCGAAAGTGCGCTTGCAGCTTCCTACGATGATGCGACCTATGGCGCAGAGGTTCCTTCGATGATTGCCGCCCGTGGCTACGATGGGCCGATCTCGCGCCGAGGGTATATTTTCCCGACTGACCAGCTTTCGTTCGTGGGTGGTCTCAATGGCACAAACTAAGCCGATCTTTTCCTTTGCCGCTGGCGAGGTTTCTCCTGCGTTCATCGCCCGTTCCGACGTGCAGAAGTACGATCAAGGGCTGCTCCGGGCGGCCAACTTTTTCGTGGACTTCAAGGGGGGCGTCAACAACCGTCCAGGGTCCGAGTTTATCGCGCGCCTTTCCGGTACTGTGTTCCGTCTTGCGACATTGAGCACGCTCGGCGATGATATTTTACTTGTGTTTTCCCCGAACAAAGTTCGGTTCGTGCAGGACGGTGTGTTTCAGCTTGAGGCGGACAAAACCCCTACGGCCGCAGGGAGCGCCTTCACACTCGCAGCACACGGGTATGCGGAAGGCGATATGATCTGGCTTGAGTCCGACTCTGTGCATGGGTATTTCGATGTCACGCTCGTGGCCGGAGATACATTTACGTTGAACTGCCCCGCTGTTACCGGCTCGGTAACAGTTGCGCGAGTCTTTACGCTGGAGACCGTCTTCGGTGCCGATGTGCTCCCGACGCTGCGTTTCCGTCAACGGTACAACAGTGTTCGGGTTACATCTACCGAAATTCCTCGCTACGATATTGCCTACGAAGACGGCACTTGGTCTGTGTCGCGAGTTTTCGATGCCGGGGTTTCCAGTGTCCGCCCGGTCATAACCAGCTACAGGCAGGACAACGGCGGCGGTTGGCACATTGCTTTTAAAGTGACCGCCGTAGTCGATGGTATTGAGGGTCCTCCCTCGGATGCCTACACCATTAACGATACGCAGAACTACTCCAAGGACTCCGGGTGGGTGACAATCTCTTTCACAGGGGTTCCGAACGCAGAGTACTATAACGTCTATCGCACTCTGTTCAATATTTACGGGGAGGAAACGACGAAGTACCTCCAATTTGGCTACATTGGGCAGACAAAAATTGGTGAGTTTTCAGACACGAACATCACACCTGATTTCACGAAGTCGCCGCCGGAGCCGAGCAAGCCTTTCTATGGCGGTCGTATAACTGGGGTGAACGTTCTTTTGAGCGGGTCTAGCTACACGACAGGGGATACAGCTACCGTTGTCGATGATGACGGCGAGGGCGCGATTGTGGAACTGGTCGTCGCCGACGCGACTAGCATTAACAGTGTTGCTATTTTGTCTGCGGACTTGGCAGACTATTCTTTGAACTCATTCGGTCCTGAGCCTTGGGAGGCTATTGTTGCAGAGGTTGATGGCTTATTCGGCACTTATAATGAGCGGGGCAGCGAACTTTCTGTTGTTCACGACTACGAGTACGACCTCGACGGGGTAACTGTCATCGGTTATCGCTACTCCTCTATCAATGTGGTTGCCGGCGGCTCTGGTTTTACTTCCCCGAAGTTGTACCTTCGTCGCGCTTCTTCCTCAACTTGGATAGAAGTTCCTGAGGCTGTGATCACACTCGGAGGGGTGAGCGGCATCTTAGGTGTACAGGTAATCGACAGCGGATTTGGCTATACAAACCCTAGTTTGGTGATTACCAGCGCTGAAGGTTCTGGCGCAACCTTTAGCTTCGAGCTCACGGAAGAACTCAAAGTCAACCCTAATGTATATGTGCGCCATCAACAGCGAGATGTTTACGCCGGTACCTCTGACAACCCTATGGGTATCTGGGGGAGTGTTCCGGCTACAGAGGACGACTTCGGAGTGTCTGTTCCCCCTGCCGCGTCTGACGCCTTCATCTATGAACTCGACGCGGACGATGTGCAGCCGATCAAGTACGCGGAGAAACTCCGCTCTGGCATTCTGTTCTTCACGCGGAAATTCATCTACCAGCTCCGCGGAATTTCTGATGCGGGCATTTCCGCAACCGCGGCCAAAGCGGAACTGGTGTCGAACGAGGGCGTCGCCGACCTATCGCCGATTGTGATCGGACTCGACATTCTTTACCTGAACGAGCAATCCACCGCGTTGACCGCCCTCGTCTACACAGACTATGAGTCGAACACATTCAAGCCCCAGGACGTTAGCGTTCTGTCAAACCACCTATTCGGGGAAAACAACTCCCTCACCTACAGCGCCTACATTGCGTCGCCGTACAAGCTTGCGAACTTCGTCCGCGAGGACGGGCACATTGTGTGCCTCGCCTATGATCGGGCGCAAGAGGTTTTTGGGTGGACGCCTTACAACACTCAGGGTCTCTACAAGGACGTGGCCGCGGTGCGGGAAGGGAGACGTACGGCGGCCTACACCTTGGTGGAGCGGCAAATCCTCAACGAGTGGGTTTGGTGCCTTGAGCGCGAGCAGCCGCGTGTTGTAAACGTGCATGATAAATGCTGGTACGTGGACGCTGGGCGCGCAAACACACTGGAGCAGCGCGCAGCTACGCTGTCATACTCCGGCCCGACCGGGATCGTCACTGTGACGGCCTCTGCCGCGGTATTTACCGCCGATGACATTGGCAGTCACATTGCCGCGGCGGGCGGTAAACTGGAGGTTATTACCTACGCGTCGCCGACCGAGATAACTGCGCTGATCATTGCACAGCCAACCTCGGTAGTGCGTGGTCCCGCAGGTCAAGTTACGTTGGTACCAACTGGCCCCGGCGATTGGTCTATCGGACCGCTCATCACCACTCTTGGAAACTTGTGGCACCTTGAAGGCCAGACAGTTTCTCTTTTCGCCGACGGTGATGCACTGTTCGACGCGGTTGTCTCTGGCGGCGAAGTCACGCTACCGCGTCCTTCGATGTGGGCTGTCTCCGGACTCGGCTATTCCTGTGAGGGCCAAGGTCTTCCAACGTCTCTCCTGAACGTCACAGTCGATGGACGCAAACGAAACATTCGCCATGTAGCTGCGCGGGTGCATGAAACGCGCGGCCTCGAGTGGGGCAGCGATTTCGACGACATGGATGAGATGCCCTCGCACACGGACGAAGCCTGGGGCTCTCCACTCAAGTTGCAAAGCTCACGTGATACTGTTTACATCGGCTCAGGCTGGAGTCTCGAAGATGGGGTTTGTTTCCGCCAGCGATACCCTCTGCCTGCATCAGTACTTGGGTATGTCCTCTCGGCAGATTTTTCCGATGATTGAGGTTCGAGCAGAGGAGTTGAACCGCCCGCTCCTTGATCCGCTCGGGCAGGCGCAGTTCGCGCTCTGGCGTGGTGGCGAGCGGCTCGCAACCTTCGGCCTCATGGGGCAGTCGCTGTTCGCCCCCTCATTGTGGCTATGGGCAGAGGTCGAGGCGGTGCCGCGGTTCTCCGACCTTCGTCAGGTTCGACAGGTCCTCCCGGCCGTGGCCGCATATTGCGCTATTGACAATCTTCTCGCAGAAGTTGATAATGAACGGAATGCGAAGTTTCTCCGATACCTCGGTTTCAAGCTGATTGATGACACGGGCCTCCTGCCCATCTATGAATGGAGAGTGTGATGCAGGCAATTCCTGTAGCCTTGACTGCGTTGCTTGGTACTGGCGCCCCTGCCGCCGCGGCCGGAACTGCTGCCGCCACTGGAGCTGGGGCCGCTGCAACTGGTGGACTTGGTGCCGCGATCATGGGCCAGCTTCCGAACATCATGGCTGCTGGTTCGGCACTCGGAGCCGTGGGCCAGTATGCGAGCATGACTCAGCAGCAACAGATGGCGGAAATGAATGCCGAGCTGGCTGAAGAGAATGCTGACCGGGCCCTCACGGCGAGCCAGAAAACTGCGCGGGACCAGGACCTCGACGCTCGTCTTCAGATCGGCGATCTTGTTGCGCAGCTTTCCGCGAGCGGTCTCAAACTGAATGCCGGTTCAACTGGGTTGCAGCAGCGAGGCGCGCGAGAGCTCGCAGCGCGAGACCGCGGCTACACGATTGAGGCCGGGGAGACCGAGTTCAAAAATAACATGGATCAGGCGAACGACCTTAAGGCGCAGGCGAAGAACCTGCGCGTCGGGAAGATGTTCGCCACCTTGGGAAACCTTGCGGCCATTCCTACCTCGTACTTGTCGGGCGCTTCAATGCTGAATAAATGGCGCTACGGCGTCCAAACTACGGTGGTGTGATATGGCGATTGGTCAAGTTCGTCCGGGCATCGTCGGGGCGCGGCAACTACGGCAAGGTCCTGGCACGCCGGTTCTCGCCTCCTTCGGCGAGGGTATCGCCACGGCGGTCAACAATCTAAGCACCTCGTTCGGTGAGTTCATGGGCACGGAAAGTGACCTGACGAATCAGATGGTTATGCGCAACCGGAAGCGAGAAAGCCTCGACCTCTCCACGCGGTTCTTGGAGTTCCAGGCGGCGGACGCTCGCGCCTATGAGGAGCGGAAACGCGCTGCCCCGGCCACCGGTCAAGGGTTCACAAACGCTGAACTCGCCTACCAGCAGGAGCGCCAAAAGGAGTTCCTGGCTGGAGTGCCTGAGTACGCTCGGCAGGAATGGTCGAACACTTTCACCGAGTACGCGAAACTGCGCTCGACCGAGGCCTTCACCTATGAGCTGTCGCTGTCGGATCAGCACGAAATCTCGCAGCTGAAGGGGACGCTGTCGTTCGCGCCGTGCTATCGCAAACGAACCTGCCTCCAGATCAGCAGGAGCAGATGTTCGAGAATGGCCGGAATGCGCTGGCGACGCTGGCCTTCGGCAACTCGATGGAAGAGTTCATGTCGGGCTTCACGCCAGTTGACACTGGGCGCGAGAATGACGTGCGACTGGGCGGGGTTGATCCGCTTACGCGCGGCGCATTGAACGCTATCGCCGGGCCAGAGAGCAGCGACCGGTGGAACGTCATCAACGGAGGGCAGATTTTCACTGACTTCAGTGACCACCCTCGAGTTGCTGTACGGCAGGAAGACGGTACAATCTCAACGGCGGCCGGGCGGTATCAGATTCTTGCGTCAACGTGGGATTGGGCGGTCAAAGGCCTGGCCGCGCAGGGCGTGGTAATCTCAGACTTCGAGCCGACTTCGCAGGACAAAGTTGCCGCGTATATTCTGGAGACACGGTTCAACTCGCGGGCTCGGAAAGCCGGGATCAACATGACCTACGAGCAGATCATGCGCGATCCCTCGAATGCTAATCTTGACATCCTCAAGGGCGTGCTGGAGAAGGAAGAGTGGATCGGGCTACAGAAGCTCGAGGGCGATGAGTTCCACAACGTCGTGCGCGGCTTGCGTGGACTGGCCGGGGGCGGAACCCCTACGGCTACCGCACCGGACCCGTTCACCGATCCTCGCTTCGCCCACATTCCGATCGAGCAGAAGATGTCGCTCGCGGCGGACATGAAGGTTCAGGTGAACGCGAAGAACTCCGCAATGCAGGAGCAAGCGAAGCGGGACCAAGAGGCGGCGCTGCAACAAGCGGAAGACTGGGGCTACAACGGCTCCTATGGGCTGAGCGATCTTGAGTCCCTGCGTATGACCGTGGACAACTTCGATGATGAGGCTGAGCGCCGGTTTCGCAAGGGTGTTGCTGACCGTGAGGCGAAGGAAGTTTCTACTCGAGAAGTCTCGGGGCTGCTGCAATCCGGGGCGCCAATTCCTGCTGGAAAGTACGGCGCTGCGTTCGATGACTGGATCGGGGATAATGGTCGGAAAGCCTTGGCTGCGATGGACCCTGTGGCCGCGGGCAGGATCGGTTCCGCTGCGATCTCCGCAGGGTATCTCCCTAAGATGACCGGCGAGGTCCTGATGGGGATGGCGAACGGAGCCGAGGCGCCGGAACGTATCTTCGCCATGCAAACCCTCGCAGGGATGAACGCGGTCAACCCGAACTTTCTCCGCGCCTCCGGGTTCTCGGAAGACGACATTTCTCGGGTAGTGGCCTGGGACGCAATGTCAGGTGGCCGCATCACGGCCGAACAGGCTGACGAAGTATTCCAACAGCAAGGAAAACTTTTCCCTGGCAAATCGCAAACTCAAATCAACCAGGATGCAAACGATGCCTTTAACGAAGCCTTCGAAAGCACAAGTGTTTTGGACTCCCGCGACACCTGGATGCCCTTCGATGAGGAAACTCCGACGCTGGTTGGTGCGCAGATTGAGGCACTGAACTACGATGCGCGAAAGTTCTTTCAGCAGGGGTATCGGCTAACCGGGAACGTCGAAGGTGCGAAGGCGTATATGGAAAAGCAGCTCGCAGGGCTGTGGCAGAAAAGCCCCTACGGGGCCGAGGGCCGGACCATGCGTAACGCGCCGGAGTCCATCTATCCGCCTGTGTACGGTTCGCATGGGTGGATTGAGGACTCCGTGCGCGCCGGAATGGAACTTCCTGAGGGAGTTGACCGCGATAGTGTGAGTTACGAACTGATCGCCGATCCACAGACCGAAGCGGAAATTGCTGCATGGCGAGCGTCCGGTGCGGACCCGGCGAAAGCGCCCTCGTATCAGGTGTTCACGCGCGATCAAACTGGTGCGTACCTGCCGGCCGGGCGCTGGAGGGCGAGCCCGACAGCTTTCGATGAGGCGATAAAGAACGAGGGAACACGCATAGACGACCGCAATACGCTGTCGCGTGCGAGGCAAGCAGCTACGATCTACGATGACAAGCAACGCGAGTACACTGAACTCAGAGAGCATTTCGAGCTGGTCGAGCCGAAGCTGACGCCGGAAGAACGCACCTCGATGGCAGAGGCGGTGGAAGTGTTGCGTCGCGAGGCGGACAAGGCCGGGGTTACTGCGGCGGAACTTTCGGAGCAGGCAAAAGCTCGCGGGTTCACAGTCGAAGACGGCATTCGACTGGAGTACGGTAAAGACGGGAANNTCGGGGCCGCGGAGGCGCTGGCGGAAAGCAACCTCGATCGGACGCAAGGTGACCTTACGCCGCTCGTTGACTCGATCACCGAGAGTGTGGTGGCGGCTTCGCCAACCGGTCGTGCAACGCCTGAGATGCAAGGGTATGAACTCTTGGGTCAGCTTGCAACCTCGCGGGAGTACCAGTCGCGGCTGCAGAACGCATTACGCACACAGTCGCCAGGGGGGAAGAAGCCTACTCCGCTGGAGGTAGCGAAGAAGCTGCAAGAACAAATCCTGGCGGAAGAGCTGGGCATGACAGAAGCCGAGGCCAAGCGTCTGGTCGACCTATTCCACGAGGGCAAGTAAGTGAAAGAATACGACATCCTGCGTCGGGCCCCCCGGTTCGCAACAACTCCCTCGCAGCCCGTGCAACCGCAGGGGTTTTTCTCCGCGCTCGGTCCGGCGCTTATGAACTACTCCCCAGTGGTTTCAGCCGTGCAAAAGATGGGCGAGCCGATCTTCCCGATTGATCCGAATTTTAATCTCGGACAGGCAATGACCGACGCGGGCGTTCCGCAGTCCCAGGCTTTCACTTACCTGTCCGCGCGGTCTGCGGACCACTTCGCACAGATCAAGGCGAACGCGGACAAACGAGCGAAGCAGGATCAGGTGATCGGGGCGGCAGGGTTCCGCGGCTTCCTTGCTGCCGGTGTGGCCTCGCTTGTATCCCCGACTACATTCATCCCGCTGATGGGCCCGGCCAAGGGCATAAAGGGCCTGGCCCAGATGGCAGCGCTCGCGGGTGCCGCGTCGGCGCTGGACGAGGCCGTTCTCTACAACACCGCCGATGGCTACACCGAGGACGACCTGTTGTTCGGCGTCAGCGTCGGTACGGTGGCCGGTATGCTGCTTGGCTCCGCGGCGAAGTTCATGGAGCCTGGGGAGCGGCAGTTGTACGAACAAGCTCTCACGGAGGAGCAACAGACCGGCCGAGTGCTGGTGGAGAACGACGACCCCGGCACAGAGACTGCAACGGTTGAGTTCGAACCTCCGGTGAATGCTCCGCGGGCGTATGAGGAAGAAGTGACTGTGCCGCACGGCGGAGAGCGGCTCGACCCAGTGCCGGAGGACGATCCGGCTTTCGCTGGGTTCGAGGACGATCGCCCGCCAGCTGTGCGCCCCGATCTGTTCCGCTCCGACACTCAGCCTGGGGCACTGGACGAGCGTTTTGGTGTTTCTGAAGTTCGGACGATGGGTGACCTGTCGGAAGCTCCACCTGCCTCTGCTATGCAGGTTGATCCCGGGGTAGTGATCCGCCAGGCCACAACGGCTGACGGCCGCGGACAGATTCTGCGCGATCGTCCGCTGGCCAATCCCTCGACTACTTTCGGTGGACCGGCTCAGCGCGACGCGATGATCGTGTTCGATAGGATGGAGGAAAACCCACAGCTGACGCAGGCTGACGTGCCGGTATCGAAGGAAATCTTTGATGCCGCAAAGAGCTTTTTTCGTATGCCGGATAAAACCGGAATTACTGGTGACGTGCGTATCAGCGCAAATACACCTGCTTGGGCTGGTCGCGCGGCACAGCGTTTCCGCGAGGCGCTCGGTGATGACCTTGCTGTGACCATTTACCACGTGGACGATATTGCTGGCTCGGGCGATGGATCAGCACTCCTGAAGGGTGTCCGTGACGGGTCCGTAAACGGCTACATTCGCTTTGATTCTACGTCGCAGCAGTACGTTATCGTGCTTGGAAGGGAGGCAATGCGCAATCGGGTGTCGTCGCTGGAAACACTGTTCCACGAACTCGGCCATATGGCGCATTACAACTTCATGGCAAAGGCTTCACCGGATACTCGTCGGGCACTGTTTGCTGACTATGCAAGGTGGCGCGGTGAGATTGGTGCGCGCGGAGATCTTGAGCGCTTGCCGGAGTCAACGACGAGACTCGCCTTGAGGCGTTATCCTAGTCTCGCAGACGAGGCGGCGGGGGCTCCTTCCAAAGTAACTGCGTATGACAACTCCTTCGAGGAGTGGTTCGCGGAAATGACCTCTCGCTACATGACTTCGAACGCTGTTGGCGACTCGGTGGTCGCCGAGTTCTTCGCCAACGTGGTGAAGTTCTGGCGCAGGGCTATGGCGTTCCTTCGAGCCGAAGGTTATGCACCGCGGAGCATCGACCAGTTCTTCGCTGAGATGCGGGCAAACAACAGCAAACGTGGGCTCGAGCGTGCGGACGGTCCGATGGAGGGCGCGACCGAGGCGGCAAGCTATCGAGTTTCCGAGGGTGTTGTATCACAAAGTAATAAGACACCCTCTGAAACTGGTCCCCGCCAGCGTCTCACCCAGGGGTATAAGCGTCCGAAAAACTACGTCGCAGGCAAGGCGTTTGATGCAATGGGCAAACTTTCCCCCATCGTGCGAATGACGGAGCAAAAGTTCTTCCCGTCCCTGTCGTACTGGGCCACTCGCATTCAGACGCCTGGGTTGGTCTTGGCCGGGCTCGAGAACGCGCAGCCAAATGCCGGGGCTGGCACGCTCTACGCTCGCACAAAGACGCACGAGGTCGCTCACGCAAACTTCGTTATGGACCTCGACGACGCCTTCGCCCGTCATATCTACGGGCCGTTACCGGAAGGCGTTCGCCAAACTGCGAAGTTTCGACAAATCAAAGCAGCCCTTATCGGGCCGCCACCAGGCAAAATGACCTTTAAGGACTACAGCGAGGCCGTATACAATGCACTGAGCACCGGCGAGATGAATGACCCCTCACTCGGCCGCGGCGTTGCTGCGTTCAAGAAGTTCTTCGACTACTTCGACAACCTCCACGACGACTATCTCGCGATCCTGAAGGAGGAGGCCGGCGACGCGGCGGACGACATCGAGCCGCTCTATGTGAAAGACCCCGACGACCTCGGTCCGGGCGTTGAAAACTACGCGCACCAAATCATGGACCATGAAACTTTACTCCGAAAAGCTGATAAGTTTGTGCGGAAATTTGGAGAATACGGGGCGAAGGAATACCAGAAGGCTTTTGGCTCCGCGCACGAGCGCTATACGAACAGCCGGCGCAAGCGTGTCGCCTACCGTAACCTGCTCCAGCTCAACGACGCCCAGCTGGACGAGCAGTACAACCTCCTGTCTGACGACATCGCCGACATCGACGCTGATCCTGACTACGCCGGGGGCCGTGTTGCGTTGCGTGAACTGGAGAAGCAACTTCAGGATGCAGGTGAAAGCAAAGAGGCGATCAAGGCGGCGCTCAAGAAAGAGCGTGAAGCCCTTGGGCCTGATTTCGCCGCGGCAGATCGCAAGCGTAAGCAGTTGCTTTCGAACCGCAATGTAGTGCGCAAGCTGGGTGGGGCAGCGGCCGACCGGCGCGACGCACTGGAGGAGAAGATCACTTCGAGCATGGTCACGCAGATCGGCACCTATCACTCAGTGGCCGGGCGGATCAATGACGCGCTGAAGAAGATCAACCGCACCGATAACCTCGCTGATAAGAAGCTGACTGACGCGCTCAACAGCTACGCAAGGGCGATGAAGCAGCTTGCTGCGCAGAACGAAAAGATTCGTTCGCAGGCCTACGGTGTGGAACACCCACGCGGCGGCGCAGTCAAGTTGGGCGTTGAGGGACGCGGCGGTAGGTTGCTCGCTTCGCTAGACAAATTCGACCTGCTAAATGCAAGGTTCGAAAAAGCAATCGAGGTGAAGGACGCGGCCGAGGCTGGGCGCCTCACCGCTGACCAGAAAATCGAACTCCTGCAGGACATGGCGAACGACTTCACCGAACGCGCTCGGGTGGCGAACGGGCGCCGCTACATGCGGGAGCAGGACGCACTCGAGAAGGTCGAGGCTCTCGCGCCGGAGAAGATAGCGGAGTACCGCGCGGCTGAACTCGAAAAGACCGAAGCCCGCATCGCAGACCTCGACAATTCATTTCGCAATCGCTGGATTGAAGAGGGTGCGCGTGACCTCGACATCGAGTCGGGCCGCGCGGACTTCTCTGAACAGGGGCGATTGGATGCAATGGAACTCCACCGCCTGCTTGTCGGCAATCCAGAGAAAGTCGCGGGCATGGTAATCCTCGGGGCGAAACGTGGCGCACAGTTGCGTCGAGTCCTCAAGATGCCCTATGAAGACAAAAAGGAATGGCTGATCACGGACGCCGAACGTGTCGCCGCCTCGTTCGAGCGACACATGGCACCGGACCTTGAAATGTGGCGCATGACCGGAGATGTGAATGGGGCGAGAATCTTCGATGAGCTGAAAGCGGATTACGACACCGCCCTCGGTAAGTTCGCGGACGCTACGCATGTCAGGCTTCCCCGTGGAACGGACGGGACTGTCCAGGGACTGAAAGCCGCCCTGAACGACGTGATGACGAACAATAAGCCGTTCTCGGAGCGGGTGATGCTGCTTGCACGCGGCGAGTTCGTCAAGGTTGCTCCAGGCGAAAAGGTTGCCGATGGCCTCGTTCCGCTCACCGACGCGTCGCGTGAAGTGTGGTCGCAGGTTCTTGTTCGTGCCTACCGTGATGCAAATGCTGACCTCGCAGCGGTGATCGAACGGCACCGCCATACTCGCGGAGCTTCCGCGGACGTGGACAGCATTGGACACCGCCTCGGCCAAGCGGCACTGAACGCAAACGTGTTCCGCTACATGGGACGCGTTGCGATTTCATCCATCCCTGACCTAGCCCGCCCGATCTTCAAGTTCGGAATGCGGAAGACGCTCGGAAACGGCTGGCATCGCATGTTGATGGACAAGAACTACCGCCGCGCCATCACTACGATGGATCACGAAATGGGGATTGCCCTCGACCCTATCCTGCACAATCGAGCCCAGGCTATCATGGACTTGCCGCAGCGCACTGGAGGTTACAAGACGTTGGTGGAGCGCGGGCTGCAGGCCGCGGCCAACAAGACGGGCCTCGTCGCCGGGTTCGACATGTGGACCGCTGGGGTAAAGCACGTCGCAGCCAGCGTAGTCCACGCCTCGATGTCCAGCTATATTCCGCGGGTGGCGCTCATGCGCGGAACTGCGGAGGAACTCGCCGAAGCGAGGAAGTTTCTTCGGCGCGTGAGCCTCGACGACAACATGATCAAGCGTATTCACTCGCAGTATATGTTGCCGGGCGGTTCAACTGAGTTCCAAGGCGGTGTTCGCCTCCCCAATACTGGGAAGTGGACAGACAGTGAGGCAGCTCGGGCGTACGCCGCGGCGGTTCTTCAGGAGGTAAACGACCTTATCATCACCCCTGGATACGACCTTCCGGTGATGGTCGATGCCAATATGGCCTACCGCCTGTTCTTCCAGTTCAAATCCTTCACATTTGCCGCGACAACTCGCATACTGATGTCTGGACTCCAGGACCCTGACATCTACCTTCTAGAGGGTGCTTCTATGTCCCTTGCTTTGGGGGCGCTTTCGTATTATGTTTGGGCCGTATCTATCGGCGGCAAAAGTTACGAGGATGCCATGAAACTGGACGAAGGGAAGTGGCTCGCTGAGGCCTATAACCGCTCCGGCTTGGCGGGCATTACCAGCTTTGGCACGGACATCGGGGCGGAGATTCCGCTCTTGAGTCAGTACGCCCTCTTTGATCCTGGGAGTTCGGCTCGCCGCCGATCTTCCTCCTTGATGGGCGCAGTCTTCGGTCCGACTTATGATCTCGTGGAACAAGTTGCCTCTGTAGCGCAAGGTCTCGACTCGCCCACACAATCCACCCTTCACAGCGCTCGGTTGTTGGGCGTGTACCAAAACCACTGGCTTTTTAGCCGCGCGTTTGACCGTCTCGAAGAGGCAACCGCTGACACCTTCAACTTTCCTGAGCGGAGAGAACCCCAATGACCGTTGAAGCATATGTGATTGCTACAGCACTGACCGATGGGGTAGTGCGGGAATTTCCGTTTACCTTTTCGGTGAGCGCCGCGGATACGGTTAAACTCGTTCTTGAGGATTTTTCTACCGGAGTTCAGGTTACGATTGCGCCCGAGGATTTCTCCGTGGAGCTTGGCGCGTTCGCTGGCGGAACGGTGACGTATCCGCTCACAGGTTCGCCCGTGGCCGCCGGTTCGCGGACTTTCATCCTGCGCGAAACACTGGCGTTGCAAACTTACTCAGTGAACTCGCAAACGGCGTACAATCCAAATTATGTTTCGGCTGTATGGGATAAAATTTTTCGTGTGGTGCAGGAGCTGCGCGAACGGGCCAATCGCACTCTTGCTCTCCCGTACGGCAGCACCGTAAACGCCGCCGTTCCGGCACTTACTGAAACAGAACAAGTTTTGGTTGGGGGGCCTGATGGCTTTTCTTGGGGACCAACTCCAAGCGAAATCGCAAATGCGCAGGCCAATGCGGAGCAGACCACGCAGGACCGATTGCAAACTGGAGCGGACAGACTCCAAACAGGGCAGGACCGCGCCGAAGTCGAGGCCATTCGGGACCAAATCCCCGACGCAAATGGCGGGATTTTCGTCATCGGCGAAAGCGCGATCAGCATCACTGTCGCCGTTGCTGACGCTGTGATCGTCACCGAAACCCCCGACACTGTAACACTGGAGTTCAACTAATGAGCAGCAATTTCGAGCTACTTAAAGCGTCCGCATGGGACGCTAAAAAAGACGAGTTGGTGGCCGACGCGCTGAGCGAGATCACGCCAATTGTCGAGACCATCGGCACTCTGGCGGAATTGAATGTCCTCGTGGACGCCGCCGAACTCGCCGCCATCGCTGCGCAAGAGGCATCGCTCTACAGCGTCAACAGCGCGGATGCGTTCTTCGCATCCATTGACACCTATCCAATCGGCTCTCGCGTCAAGGCGAAGTCTGGCGAGACATGGGATATTGTTTCCTCGAACGAGCATTTCATCCACCAAATCAGTGGCATGAAGGTGCGGGTTGTGCCGGGAGACAGGGGGTTCAACGTCAAAGCGTTCGGGGCAAAGGGGGATAAAGTCACGGACGACAGTGTTGCTGTGAAGCGGGCATTTAACGCCGCGAGAAGCGGCAGCGTTACCCCCACAGTCGGGTCCAATCGCGTTATCCTTCATGCCATCTATTTTCCTGGCGGAGAGTATCGTATATCCTCGCCGCGCTCGCTGATGGACTATACTGACGGGCTTCGCTACATTGGCCTTACCTATGAAGGGGACGCAGCAGGCACCTCCATCAATTTCGATTATGATGGTGATGACTACCTGATGTACGATACCAATGAGTTTCTGATTGTCAGGTTCCGCAAGTTGCGTTTCACCTGTAATTCGGATTTTGCGAAATTCGCATACGTTTCTGGAAACGGTGGCGCGCAGGACTTCTTGTTCGATGATTGTACTTGGGACGGAAAATGGCAGAAGCTGTACGTTCTCCAAGGTGCCAATAACAATTCCGAGTGGAAGTGGAACAATTGCGCAATCGCCGGGTCCATTCGGGATGTAGTACTTGAAATTCCCGAAACTGACTCATCGGATCAGTTCCTAAATTACTGGTTCGTGAACTGCAAGATGTGGCTCTACGACGGCCAGATGATCCGCGCTCACAAGGGCGGGCATTTCCACTTGGTCAACTGTGATATGTCGGGCCTGAACCCGAACATGACGCTTAACACCTCGACCAATGGCGCGCCGCTGTTCGAGTTGCTCGGGCAGAGTCACTTTCGCGGCGTGTGCAGCTTCACGGCCTACAACCTGCGGCTGGAGCACAAGAACCTGCTCTCCAAGCTGATCTATTCCGAATGGCCGATGGGGACGATTGCATTCCGCGACATGGATTCATCCAGCAATATCCCAGCGGGCTATGAGAACGTTGTGACGGCGGTATTTGAAGCCGGGAATAACGACGCTCCGATGGTGCTGTTTGATAATTGCCAATTGATCGGCAAGCACAAATACACCTATGGCACCGCGGCCTGGAACCGAACCCGCACGGCCAAATACAACCAGTGCTCCGACTGGACGCACAGCAAGCCCGACGACTTTCTCATTGCCGATATAGTCACGCCTGCGGGCGGGAGGTGGCTGATCGAGCTTAACGAGTGCCGTGGCAACGCCTCGAACTCTGCGGGTGTAGTCGTGTGGGATGCGGTCTATGGATCGCTGCACGCGATGCAGGGACGTATGGGCAAGCGGAGTTTTGCGTTTCGTAATGCCCAAGGCGAAGGCACCCCGCGTGAGTCGGGCAGCGTAACGATGAGGGTGCCCGCAGTAACGGTGATCACGCGGGTAACATTCCGCTCCAGTGGGTCACTGACGAGCGCCGCGACCGTAAATTTCGCCGTGCGAGATGGTCTGGCTGGGACAATTGCCAGCAGCGGATCACGCACATTGGGGGATGCGTGGGCGTTGGATATCCCACTGGCATATGTAGTGCCAGCCGGGGGTGAGGTGTTGACGCTGGTGGATACACTCGGCGTGGCTAATCAGACCAGTAGCACCGTTTTTGTTGAGGTGGAGTTCTTGGTGGTATGATCCGCGCCTTGATCCTCGCCGCCATGCTGGCATCCCCCGCGCTGGCCGCTCCCCCGCCGCTTGTTGTCGAGTTCGATGGCGGCGGTCGGGTGGACTGGCGCGGCGCTGAAATCCGCCAACTCGCCTCAGAGGGGCGCAGCGTCGAGATCATCGGTGAGTGCGTCAGCGCCTGCACGATGTATCTAGCGATTGGCTGCGTCGGGCCGGATGCGCGACTGACGTTCCACGGGCCGAGTTATCTCGGGATGCGCATGTCGCGGCACGACTTCGATTTGTGGTCGCAATACATCGCTGACCACTACCCGCCCGCGCTATCCGAATGGTTCATGACAAAAGCGCGGCACAGAAACCATTTTCCAATGCCGCCGCTCGGGCAGGCCCATCTTGTAGCAATGGGGGCACGAGCATGTTGATGATCTGGCCTTCCATCGAGGCATGGGTGCGCCTGTGCGACGACCTATGGGCTGTCGGGCGGGCCAAGACTGACGACAGGAGGGGCTGGTAAGGCCCACGCACAAGGATGAAGGAAATGCAGATGCCGACCATAGAGAACAGATGGACCACAGGAAACCTACTAACCATGTTGATGCTGCTGGTCCAGATCATCGTCTTTGGCGCGAGCGGCGTCTACTACGCCGGGCAGCAAAACGTGCGGACCTCCACGCTTGAGAACGGTTCCATAGAGATGCGGCGCGACATCGCATCCGCCATGACCCGCCTGCAAGCGTCAGAACTTAACTACGGGCGTCTGGACGAGCGCCTGATTTCGGTGCAGGCTATCTTGACTAGCATGGACAAGAAGCTGGAAACTATTCAGGAGCAAAGAGTGCCCTGATATGAAACGTATTATTATGCACTGGACCGCCGGAGCTCCTGGGGTGATTCCGATTGAAGCCGACAGCTACCACTTCATCATCAATGCTGATGGAAGCGTGGTCGAGGGTGTGCCTGTAGAACGTAACATTCCGCCGCTGGTCAACGGCGCCTACGCTGCGCACACGGCTAATGCAAACTCGTGGTCGATTGGTATCTCGGTTGACGCTATGGCCGGGGCACAGGAGCGGCCGTTCGCTCCCGGTAAATACCCGATTACAGTGGAGCAACTCGAGGGGCTGGTACGGTGCGCCGCCGAGCAAGCTAGCAAGTACGGAATCCCAGTGACGCGCCAGACCGTCCTGTCTCACGCTGAAGTACAGCCGACGCTTGGCATTCCACAGCGGCAAAAGTGGGACATAATGTGGATTCCAGGAATGCTCGAGCCAGGAAATCCAGTGGCCGTGGGCGACGTACTGCGGGCGAAGATTGCTTCGGCGATGAACGAAAAGTTGACCGCGCCGAGGCCCACTGCGACAAAGCCAAAGCCGTCTGGCCTGGCTGCAATGTTTGAAGCCTTCGCCGCCTTCCTTGTGCGGCTGTTCGGAGGGAAGAAATGAAAAACCCCGTCTTCATCTTCATCACGAAGTCGTTCTGGTTTGGGCTTTTACCCGCGGCACTCTTTATCGCTGACGTGCTTATTCAGCTGGGAACGTCAAGCGTTACCGGGCCCCTTGCCGGACTGATCGCAGAACTGACAGGGTGGCGGGCCGGTGGCGTTGAGAATGTGCTGCGAGGAGTGGCCGCGGCCACGGCCTTCGTCGTGGGCTATCAACGTCGGGGTGCTGCACAACCGTACACGCTTGATCCGAGTGCAACGAAATGATTGCTTGGATTCTCGCAGAGGGCTGGCCCTACATCGTAGCATTCCTCGGCGTAATCGCCGGGGCATTCGGGCTCTACACCAAAGGGCGGAGCACCGAGAAAGCGAAACAGGAGTCGCGCGACCTGCGCGGCCACATCGAAACAAGGGAGAGAATGGATGAAGCGGATATTGTGGGTGATGATCCTGACGCTGCCCGTCTCTGGCTGTCTGAGAGGGACGCCAACAAGCGGTGACGCACTCTGTGCCGGAACCAGGCAGGAACGGACCGAGCATGTTGCGGCCCTCGTAGTTGATGGAGGGCCGCGGTCGCTTGTGACAGGAAAGCGGCTGATTGCTAAGCTGGACGCGGGGTGCGCAAGCTAAGGCGCTTTGTAGTCCCGCGAAGGCTCAGCGCGCCGACCATCGTCCAGGCCCCAGTGGACGTTGTGCGCAAGTGCCACCGCGTTCCACAGAATGTGATCGGTGTGGAGCAGCCCGGTCTCTTTATCGCGTTTTTCCCCACGCAAGTAGGCGAAGGTGTGGCGGAGCAAACTCCCGATAAGTTGAACGCGCGGCAGCCCCTTGGACCAGTTCCAGGGGGCGTACTTTTTTTGCGCCAACCTCGGCAACGCGGGCGTAGGCCTCCGATAGCTCCTGGTAGGGGATCAGGTCGTAGGGGGTGGCTGCGAGCTTTTCTCGCATAGCACCGCTCGGCGCAGCTGGATGCTGCGAAGCATCAATCGCTTCGCTTACAAACTCATTGTTGAATATTTTCTTAACTTGCTCCGGGGTCATCTCAGTCTCCTATTTCATGTTTCTCGAGCGGTACATAGCACTCACCGACCTTGTTGACATGCACCTGCTTTATCAGCCCGGCCTTTTCCATAATCAGTACGATACGCTCTACGGTGTGGGCCGGCACTTTCTCCTGAAGGAAGTTGAATACCTTCCTTGCTTGAATTGGCTCCGCCTTCCTCATGTACAGTTTCATAAGGAAGTGCCAGCACTCCTCGATTGCCTCGGTATCGCCGCCGGTCCGCATCGCCTTGAAGATGTCAGGAAGGTGAACCTCCATGTCGATCAGCCACTCAATGGCGCGGCGAACGTCTTCCTCCTCGATCACCTCCGAGAACCTGGACGCGGCCGACACCTGACACAGTTTGAGTGCGTGGGCTGTGCGCCGCGTCAGGTAGTGGCGGAGTTTTGGGTGATCCGGCGCAGGTCGCCCTCCGTTCATGTGCCATGCGTCGATGATCTCTGCGGCCTTCTCCGTGAAGCGAAACTCCCCGACGCGCATTGCTATCTCGCGGAGGGCTTTCACCATTTCTTTTTTCGTCGGCCCGGTTGCCGCGGATACAGTGAACAGGCTTTGCTTGGTCTGCTCCCCGCTGTAAATGAGGAGTGTGCGGGATAGGAAACCTTGATCCCACGCGCCTTGCGGGAGAAAGCTGTTCAAGTAGCTGGGGGTAGTTCCTGCGAGGAAATTCAGCTGCGGGAAGTCGAGGTTGATCTTGAGGTCGCGGCTCCGTTTACGCTCCGCGTAGGGCTCGCAGTCGTAGAGGTCTGTGAGGACGGACATGAACTCGTTCGCATAGTCGGGAAGAAAAACCCCGAGTTCGGAGGACATGATCTTGAGGGAATGAAACTCCACCTGCGGCGGAACCTGTCCGGGGAAGTTGACAACGCGCCCGGCCTCAGCTAGGTCATCCATCAAGGATGCTTTCGATACGGAACTCGATGCAATTTTATGGCCCGGCAACTCTCCCCACATAGAACGGCAAACTTTGAGTACGTGTGTTTTTCCGACGCCCGGCGGGCCTACAAGAACGATGTAGAGGTTTGGATAGAGGTTTGATCCGGCAGTATAGACCCACCGTTTACGTTCCAAAGCCCCTGCAACGCAGGCTATTCCTGTCCATTTCCTGAACTCTTGCGGACTTGCCGTCGTTGAGGTATACTCCTCGAACGCGGTAATCCAGTCTTTCATTTTACAGTGGCCTTTGCAGCATATCCATGAAGTTGTCCCGCCGTGGCGGTGTGCGGAGTTCGCCCTCGGATGGGGAGAACACCTTGAGTCCATAGGGGTTACGGTCGGGGTTGTTGTAGTCAAACTTGCCGTAGTTCCAACCGACCTTGCAGCCAAGGGGAATGGAAAAGTCACGGCCTCCCCGCAGAGGGATGGTGACGAGCATCGTGGAGAGCAGAGTTGGAAGGAGTTCGTTCACCAGATGCTGGGGGACGAGGAAAACGAGGGAGTCGTGAACTTGCAGGAGGAAGTGAATGTCCCAATCGAAACGAGCCCTCGCTTGGAAAAGTTGCTTCCACCCCTCGTTGATGAACTCCCCGGTTGAGCCTTGTGGCGCGTAGGCGATTGCCGCGTTGATCGTAGGCTGTGCCGTTGGGTCGTCCCAAAAGGTGCGGCGGCGGCCGAACAGGTTTATGATCTGGCGTGTCGTTTGCAGCTGGTGTATGGTGTCGTTCTGCCAATCCTTGATGCACGGGAAACCGCCGAAGTACCGCTGCTGGAAGGTCTCCACGAGCTGCTGCTTGAGGTGTGCCGCTCGGGCCATTTGTGGGGCTTGGCCTAGATAGTTTGTGCCGTGGCCGAGACGCTTCGCCAAGTCCCTGTAGGACATCTCGCGGTATGCTGGCATCTCGGCAATCAGCTTCGACGCTTTCATCCATTGCTTCTGCGACTCAAATGCTTCGCGCTTTGGCCAGGCTAAGTCTTCCCAAGCCATGCGGCACACCGAGGTGTGAAGGTCGCCAGACTCGCAAGCATCGAGGTAGCGCCCGGCGTACTCGGCCCCGTGCGACTCCACAAGGAGGTTCCATGCGAGCGCCGCGACGTTGCGCGAGTCGGCTTGCTCCGCGTCCACGTCTACGATCATGTAGCCGCTGGGCGCGATGAAGATGTCTTTCAGTGAACCGTCGATGTTCTGCAGGTTTGTGCCGTTGCCGTTGTCGGCGAAGCTCGAGTTGAGCCGCCCGGTGTTAGTACCAGCGACGTTGAGGCTGGTGCGCATTCTGCTGTCGGAGTCCAGCTTTGTGCGAAGAAAGCCGATGGCTTTGCTGCAGTCCCGCATCGCCAAGATCAACTTGATGAATGGTGCGGCCTGCGGGTAGATGGACAGGGCTTCGAGTGCGTCGCGATCGGAGACAAGAGAAATACCTCCTGTCTTGTTCCGCTTGCGCTTTGACTTAAGGCCGAGGTACTCGTAGAAGAACCACTGAACCTGCGTCGGGGACTGGTGATTGAACGGGGCGTCGAGGCCGAGTCCGTCCACGCAGATTGCGCGGAACATTTCCTGGAGGGAAGCGAGGTTGCACTCGAACTCTTCAAGCACCTCGCGGCGCCGGCCAACGTCAACGAGGAGCCCATTGAGCATCATTTCCATGACGCGCCCTGCCAGGTCCATGCCGCGGCGGTAAGTGTTGCGATCAACCTCGTCGAGCTGCCGCGTGAGGGCGGCGAAGATTTCCGACGTGAGGCAGCAATCAAGGCCGTTGTAGAGCCAGTAGCGGGTGTCCTCCGAAAGGCCGGACAGGTCTGGTGGGAGTGTTGATGTGTCGATGACTTCCATCAGAGAACCTCCTCGAAGAACTTATCGTAGTGCCGCACCGGGATGCCGAGAGTAGCTGCGAGGGCGAGCTCCTGCGCTACGCCCTTGGACTCGTCCCATCCGTCAAGTGTGAGGATGGCAAGCAAGCTGGCGCCGCGGAGCATGTGCGTGTTATAGGTTGTCCACGCTCCTGCATCCGTTGCGAAGCCGAAGCGGGTTGCGAGCTCATGGCAGTGAACAATCGGGGAGAAGATGGGGAAGCCCTTGCGGATACCGTAGGCCGTGGCGTGAAGGGCTTTCATGTACCGCTCGTACTCGACCTTGCGGTTGTCCGCCGGTTCGAGGTACTGGGTGCATGTATACGGCGATGCGAGATAAATATGGCTCATTTCCGGCCTCCAAAGTTGATCACTGCAGGGTAGTTCAATCCGACTCGAATTGCTTGCGAGGCGAAGAAATAGATGTACTCCTCCGGAACTCCGTGGTGGATAAGGAACGATGCGAGGTGCTTGGCAATGATGTGGTTGACGTAGCCGCGCTTGTCGTTCGCGCTGTTGAAGTCCTCCCGCGGACAAGTGACTTCGAGAGAGAAGTTGCCGTCCTCTCCCTTCTTCTTGTCGTGGAGGGTTTTCGTTTCCATCATTCCGAGGTTCATCGGCGGGAGCCGAGTTACCGAGGCCGTCGCTGGTATGTCAGTCATCTTGTTTCTTCCCCGCTTTGTCGGAAGCTTTCCGCTTCCCCATGGATTTCCATTCGAGTTCGTCGGTATAGATGGAGCCAAGAAAACCGAGCGACTTGCGCATCTCTGGCTGCATTGCATGGTGCAGGATCATCGTATCGTCGTGCCATGAAGGCACCTTTATGCCGTTGCAGCGCAGAAGCTGCTGGAGGTCGTAGGAAAAGTTTTGCCCGAGGATACGCTTGCGCCGATCGTTAAGGATCAGTCGAACGAAGCGCCAAGCGGCGAGCTCCTCCGCGAGGCTCGGCCAGTAGTTGCCGGAGGAGTGGGCCTCGGTAAAGAACGGCACGACGAGACAACGCTCCGGGCCGGGCGCAAAACCGATGCAGGTTATCATGGGTTTGCCCTCGCCCTTTGTCTCGATGTCCACGGAGATTTCTTCCGCGGGGTCGAGATAGAGGTGCTTGAACTCTGCGAGGTCATCGAGGGTAGGGCGCAGGTGGATGAAGCGCTGGGGGCGGCGAACGCCGTCGAAGGCAGACTCACGCTTCATCTTCTCCATGTCAGCGAAGAAGAGCGGGGTGTTCACCCCGACGGAGAGGACCTCACGCGGAGAAAGCATTGGCAGGACTTTGCGGCCGCCGATTCCTGCGTGGCCGAAAGTGACGCGGCCTCGAGCAGAGTTGGCGGACTGGTGCTCCGTGAGTGCCCACACAGCAAGATCGCCTAGCGCAACGACGAGGTTGGGCTGGGTGCGGTTGATAGTGGCCCAAAGGTCTGTGAGGTAGTGATGGTATTTGGCGTCGAGGTAGAAGACGCGCTGGCCGAAGCGGAAACCCTTGTGGCCCCGCACCGCTCGCTCGCGCGGCCCGAAGAACGAAAGCAAGCCCCCGGTGGAGGGGGCAGGAACAGGTAGTGTGTAAGCGAACTCATAGTCCTCTTTCGGCACCTCATGTGCCCGGAGGCGGGCCTTGAGGAAGCGCCAGTTGCCGTCCGAGAAAACCTTACCTTCGGAGGCATCAACTTGGGAGATAAATTCTCCGACGATCAGTGTTTTCATTGCAGTTTTGAAGCCCCCTTTATTACAAAGTAATAGAACACCCTCGGAAACTCATGCACTCTTTTCCTTGCGCCAGTCCGCGTAACCTTGGCAGGCCCGCTCCCAGAAGGTGCGGTCTTTCTCGAGGCCGCAAACGAAGCGGGCGCCGGCGGCCTCAGCAGCACGAACAGCCATACCGGAGCCGGCGGTTGGGTCGAGCATCACAGTGGTCTTGTCCACAAACATCTGGAAGAAGTGCGAAAGCATTTCGAAGGACTTCTCACTCATGTGGATGGACTTCGTGGTCGGGCAGTGAATCACGTTCGCTTTCGCCGAGACGATGAAGCGGTCGCCGCGGGAGCAAAGGAAGGCGGTCTCGTAGGTCTGCCGCGGGCCTCGCTTGGGGTCCGGCAGAGCGCCGCGGTTGTCGGATTTCGACCATATGAGTGGCATCGGGTTGACACGCCAGCCCATCTCCTCGAGAGCCTGCATAGTGTCCGCGTAGTATGTCATCGAGAACCAGAACATCATATGGGCTGAGTCGGAGACGTGCGTGGTTGTGAAGGCTGCGAGGGTTTCGATGAGGGACCAGTAGATGTCGGGGGAATCCTCGTAACCGCCATGCGCGGACGCAGCGCCCTGAGCGTGCTTGTTCGCGTTGATACC